GTGAGATCATACTGAGACGTGAAATTCGTAGTCCGCTCTCGTTTGCCGAACCCCAAGAAGTAGGAGTACTGACTCGTGATGGTACAGTCGTAGCGGGGCATGTTATTTCTTACTATATGTTTACTTTTTTGTGCACGACCAATAACGTGTGGAGTCTGTCGAGCTGTCGGAGTAGCCATCCATGTTCACCTTGCCGTCATACCCGTACTTGCGGGTGGAGGTGCCGGGGTGCACCCAGGACTTCCCGAGGGTCTCTGTGATGGTACAGTCGTAGCGGGGCATGTTGTTTCTTAATTAGTGCGTCGTTTTTTTATCTGCCTAAGTTCCTTCGCCAGATCGGCATCGGCTGTGTAGTAGGTCTTACCCTTCACAGCGAAGGAATGCACCCTCGCATAACCCCAAGCCTGCTGGGACGCCCCGGGGCGGTGCCCGGTCCTCCACGCCGCCATCCCCCTGTTGTAAACCTTTCTCAAGATCCCCAGTGGTATCTTGGCTGCACGAGCCTTCTGGGGCAGGGTCTTCTTGTCTGCTCCGTATTTCTTGCGAAACTGCACGGTGTATGATGACGTCTTGACCTTCTTCCCCTTGTCAGTCTTCCATGGTTTGTACGCCTTCGGGTCCTTGTGATGGGTCTTGGATCCCTTGCGAATCCGAGACGCTCGAGTCTTCTTCTCAGATGGGGACAGTCCCGCCAGGTATTTACGCGGTAGATACGCCATACTCTAGCGAAACATTCTTTTTGCTGCCTTCACAGCCGTCTTCTTGTCGCACCACCACCTTCCCTCAGACCACCACATGTCCATCTCAGGATCTCGCATCACTTTTTTACCAGATACATACTCACCTTCATACTCTGGACCAGGTGTGACATTCTTTAGATACTTTGCGACTTCCAGGATACTGTCAAACGTCATGTAATAGAACATACACATCCCCGTATCTGGCTGGAGATATCCATGGTGTCCGTCAAATACACAGGGTATCATTGACTATATATTTTACCACATTTTTAAAAGAATGATACAATATATAGAAAACATACAATGAACTCTCGCACGGTTCTCTTCGCTCTCTACATGCTTTCATGCTCCACGCTCACCCTGGCCGGACGCATCCTCGGGGGTGACCTCGACGATTGGGGCTGCAAGGCGTCTGCTGGATACGCGTGGTGCAACCAGACCGAGACGTGCGAGCGGTGGGCGAACTGCCTCAAAGACATCTGAAGCACTCCCACGGATTGGGACCCTGCGGTCTATTCTTCTCCCTCCACCACAAGATGATACACATTGCATCTGCCATGTCGTGCTGACGTTCAGGGTTTTTCACCCACCCCTCCTGCTCTCTCAACCACTCACAAGCCCTGGCAACCGTCTTGATTTTCCTACCCTCGTAATCCAAGTGATTGATCCCGAAATACTTGTGCATAGCATTAGGCGAAATCTTTATGCACTTCTGGCGATACATGTAAAAAAATAACTCCTCAACCCCCGTGAGACCAGTCAGGGGCTGGCGCTCGATGAGGATGACATCACTCGTATCAAATATAGCCTTAAACGTGTGTGTCACAGCGACAACCCGATCAGCCGTCTCTCTCAACGCTGTTAAACGGGTCATATCCACTCTGTGACAAGCACATACCCTCTTAATGCCCCACGTCTCATCATCGACTTCAACTTGCACCAGAGCCAGATTGATGATTCCCACATCTATGCCCAATACAAACATTATCTCTACCTATATTAATATGAAGCGTTTTAACATTGTACTCATTATTGCATCCATCATCTCAGTAGGTGTCATCATGGGGTTCATCATTAACTCCAAGATGCCTCGCGCCGCCGAGGTGGCTCCGATGGACCACAACCCAGCCCCAGTGCAGACCATGGTGGTCGAACGCCCTCACGAGACGCTGGATCTCCCCGAGTATCGCCCCCCGCCCGTGCAGAAGTATTACCGCCCCCAGGCGCCGCATCAGGTGGGTCTCCTCAAGGGCGACGACGACCTCCGCCCCATCTACGCCAAGCCCGTCAGGGGGCGCAGGGACAGGTGGCATTACTGGACCACGGGTGGCGACGGGAACAACAACTACTCCGTCCCCGTGACCCTGGGCGGTCGTGATTGCACGGAGGATATCGGGTGCGAGGAGATGTACGGCAACGAGCAAATGTCGGTGTGGGATAACCCAGAGGTGCAATACAAGTCACACGTGTACAGGACGGATATGTTCTTCTAGGTGTAATACAAGTGATGCTCCCACTCGTGGTGACGAGTATCTGTTTTGCCATCCCTGGTATCATAAACATCCGACGAGGTAGAAAAAAGCGGGGACTCGTGGATTGTGGAATGGCTCTGGTCAGTGCAAACCACTGGAGGAACCCACACCCTGGGTGGAGATACAACATGGATCGTGCATGTGCCGTATCGACCGCCGTGATTCACGGGAGTGTTCACGGACGTGACCCCAGCGTGGGAATTCTCGTACTATCAGCATGGTTAAAGTCGTGGAACGCCCATATCACGGGTGGGAACTTCGTCCCGTGGCATGTCGTATTTCACGTATTAACTTGTGTGGGTATGGTAAGTGGCAGTCATTGAATGATGCTCATATGTCTCTCTATACTTGTGGGTGCTCTGATAATTCGTAAACCACTGGTAAACATCAAGAATGACATTGACGAGATGAGTCAGAACGTCAGGGAACTCAACGATTTTTTCAACAATCGACGACCATCCTTCTAATTACCCAGGCTCCAGGCGAGAATGTCCTCGGCTTGGTCCATCTTGTGGCGGACGGTCTTCTTCCTCTGCAGATTACTGACGAGATACTTGCGAGCCTTGGGATCCCGGCGACACCTCCGAACTCGGAGGCTCAACTGGCGATACAGGGGTCGGAGGTCTTTCAGTAACATCTCACAGTCCCACACAACCTGTCGCTGTTCATCAGTGTCTTCGTAGGGTGCGCACATAGCGATATCCTCAAGGAAGCGCTTATGAAAAGCCATGGCTCTCTTCTGATTTATTTTCGTCGTAAAACTTTAATTACTTGGTTTGGTGGATGGGTGATAGAATCGCATATGCCGTTAGGATGACGTTGGAAGCGACCAACGTATCTATGACGCTCACACGATTCTTCAGACAAATTGTATTCCGTAACGCTCCTCTATGAGCTTCTTGGCACCTCTGGTGGTGGGCATTGACCATGTTAACCACCTACTCCAGAAACCCGGGGTCTTCATCCCAGACCTATCCCACTTCTCACGATCACTGCTCCTGACACCCAGCATACGCCTATGAACGCTCTTCGAGTTTGTATCGTCCATCAACGTCTTCGGAACCGTGCCACCATGCCGACCCACATATGAACGCATCCTCATTGGATTCTTGTGAAACGTATAGTCTGACATTCCCTGGGCACCGAAGTGAACCACCTTCTGTCGCTTATCATCCACAAAAGTAACCATCCACTTCTTGTCACTTTTGTTGCTGGGGCGCAACCTAACTTTCACTGCCATTATTGATGTATGTTAAGATTTAAAGCATCTTGAGCCTCTTGAGGATAGCCAGGATGAGGAGGACCATCAAGACGGTGCGAAACTCGCAGCTCTTGAGGAACTTCGGGATCTCGTGGGTGGAAGAGCGATTGATGACAGAGCCAGGCTCAGGGGAGTAATGTTCCTTGGTGCAGTGGGGCATATTGATATACTACATGTCAGGAATTTTTTCTGCGTTAAATCATATAAAACATGACGGAGTCACTGGGGATTAATACTGTGAATGGGACGAACATTGTTCCGGGAACTAATCGAGAAGTTTTCACCCCGCGTGAGTTGAGCGTTATCGGTAAAATCCTCGATAAGGTGGGGTTTCCGGTGTCTTCCGAGACAAACGCGAAGATGAACAACATCTTGAAAATCATGCTCGTTTATGGTTTCCTGCTGATCCTGCTTACCGCCTCATTGGCGGGAGGCAGCGTCGCAGCCAAAATGAAATTGCGGGGGGCGTATGATCACAAACACCAAGTAACACTCCTGCAGTACCTGGCAGCACTTACGCCCATGATACTTAAAGTGACCACATTTTTATCTGGGTTTGGTGCAACGGGTGGTGCGGTAGTTGGGGCGGTGTTCGGCGTCATGGAGAAACGCGCGACCGAGTTCTTTACGGCGCCTGCAAACTCCATGAAGGATCGCTTGATTAGGCTGAGTGCGAAGCCTGATCCTCACAACCTTATGGCCGCTGGTCACGGTGCAGTGACGGGAGCCGGACTCGCCGCGGCTGCTGGGAAGACTGTGGGGGCGGTGTCGAATGTTAAATACTACCTCGAACGTGGAGTCGGACAAGCCATAACCAGAAAAATGCCAGATTTCGCAACCGTTCTTTCGAGGGTTGCAAGCGAACGCGCGTATGCAGAAGAGATACTGGTGACGGCAAATGCCGCAACTGGACGGATGGTTTCAGGTGGCCTGATAAATATTATGGTTGCTCTGTATGGATACGCTTTGACTTTGTGTAATAACATTGGCATGCGTTTGGGTGAAGTGATCATCATGACTCTGTCTAAGAGGTACGAAATGATGAGAGACCAGAATGTCCAGAAAGACCAGAATGACCAGCAGCTCTTAGAAGCTGTGACGCGGATGGCTATCAGGGGGACTGGTGGTGGTGGTGGTGGTGGTGGGACCCAGGTGATGCGTCTTGGGGCTCCTGGCAACACCAATCGCAACAATCGCAACGCGAGGACTGCAGCCGAGACGCTGATGGGGCTTAGTAAAGATGATGAGCCGCAGTAAGACATTTGCGACAGACCGCTTTGTAGCAATCTTCGGCAGCTACGAGCACCTGTTCCCCCCTACCCACCCCAGGGTTGCGGTAGGTGAACGGTCCTGGCGTTCCATCCTTACAGAACATACACAACGCCCTCAACTTTGTAACATTGTCTGCCAATGGCACGACATCAAGCAGTTCACCAAACTTATGCTGCTTGAAGTCGCCATCAAGTCCAGCCAGGATGATATGCTTTCCTTCGGACAATCCATACTCCACCCACTCTCGGAGGTTTCCAAAGAATTGAGTCTCATCCACTGCGACGGTGTCCACACCGTCAAACATGAATTTTTCCAAAGTGGGGTACTTGACTGCCCGGAACTCAGTGGCGTCATGGGTTCGTACGGCTTCCAGACACCCCTTGCGGTCGTCCAGTGCGTGGTTCACCACCCTGACAGATCTACCCATAACCTGTTGGAGGCGGATGCGCCGAATAAGTTCGGTGGACTTTCCAGAAAACATGCTGCCCATAATAATTTCGAGGGACATCTTTGATGAAATATCGTAGGAAAACTTTATAGCCGTAAGGTATGCAATGACATATTCGGACGGAGAGCATTCTCCGAGGAGTCAGAAGAAAACCGGTCCACGTGTTTGGCATTCACAGCATGAGAAGATACTTCAGAGATGGGGAGAGCAAGCAGCGTGTTACAGATACATGCACTACACGGCATATACCAAGTTCAAGAGTATGAATATGAGAATGACTCTCCCTATCATTGTGATCAGCACCGTCACGGGAACGGCGAATTTTGCACAAGAGACCTTCCCCCTTTCGTGGCAGGAATATGTGCCCGCTGCCATCGGTGCCTTCAACCTTTTTGCAGCCATCCTGACCACAATAATGCAGTTTCTCAAAGTGTCAGAGTTGATGGAGTCACATCGTGTCAGCAGTGTGCATTACGGCAAGTTGTCTCGTAGCATCCGGCTTGAGCTGACCCTCCCGCGCACGGAGAGGGCTCATGACGGAAGCCCGTTTGTTGATATCATGAGGGGTGAGTACGACCGCCTCATCGAGCAGTCCCCACCCGTTCCTGCTGGCGTTGTCAGGTTGTTTGAGAGAAAGTTCCCAGAGAAGCGTGATGTTCCAGATTCAGCCTTCAGTCGACCTGAGATCATGTTTGTGCGTCCCATCGAACTGTTCGACACCCAACTCGAAAAGAAGAAGACGGAAGGTGTCATCTCTGCATTCCGCAAGAGGGTCAATGACCACAGGGAGGCGGGGACCCTGCGGGTGCCGATCAATGCGATCGATCAACAACATGTCAATCTCATTTCGGAACTTTCTGAGCTCAAGGGGATGAGCAAGGTGTCGGATCGCATAAGGAGACCCGCGTCCATCTCCACACTTGCTGCCGTCAATGTGGATGCACCGGCGGTAGGCGAAGAGATTCAACTACCTTCTTCACCGAGTGAAATTGTAGTAGAGCAAATAACAGAAGACCAACCAGCAGAAGTTGCGACCCCGCCAAGCAATACAGAAACGGTTGAACTCGATACCGGAATAAGTCATCCTTAAAAATGAGATCCTTTATATCATCAGGTATCATGGATAGGTTTCTTACTTTTCGCAAAGATAATCGTTCCACAAATTTTGTGGGAAACCTAGACATTCTAAACACCCTCGTAACCATCATAGAGGACAATGGCATAATCTGCCTCTATGGCGGCGTAGGAGTCGGCAAGAGCCACCTGGTTCGCATCGCCCTCAAGAATAGGAGATGGGTCGAGATCTCAAAAATGTCTGATGCCAGTGATCAGTTGAAAGAGTCGCACGCCCATGTGTTGATAGATTCATGCACTCCTGACAAGAGCATACTGGATCACAGAAAGAAGCTATCCCGTGGAGCCACCATAATCATAACCCAAGGGATCGACAAGATCGACTTCTGCGACTGTCTCCACTGCCCCCCGATGTCCACAAAGCAGATGGTGGAGATAGGGTTGAAAGAGTGCCCCACAGCGGACCCCGCCCACCTGACCACACTGGCGTTCGAAGCGCGTGGTGACTGTCGCACATTCCTGAACACCATCATGTTCCCTGGGTCCAGGGACTTCTTTCAGGATTCCAAACAGTGGCTATACTCCATGATGTGTCAGGGTGGGAACGGTGATCCTATGAAAGAGATAGGGCGCTCCCAGACGGAGCACGGGTATATGGCAGATCTAGTGCATAGCAACATTCACATGGGACTGAAGGAGCTCAATCCCCTGGTGTTCGAACTGCTGTCAGATGCCGACGAATACGACAGCGATCCGACATGGGGGCTCATAGAGCACTTCTGGGTCTCAAGTGTCTATTACCCCATAATGTTAATGGATAAGAAGATCCCCGATGTGTCCATGAAGAATGGCACAGCGTGGACGAAGTTTTCCAATCAGAAGATGAGAGAGAAGAAGACCAGACACCTACCAGACCGAGATACCTTGATGCTTCTGCACCACCTCAACGATCCCAAACTGATGGTGGAATATGGAATCACCCCGCAACAGTATGACGCCATCAACAACATTTCATTCAACAAAAATACCAAGACGAAACACATCAAGGGAGCCCTGAAGGCTCTGGTTCCTCACCCTTTCGCCTGGCGAACGAACGTTTCTGCCTAATTTCCGTAGCTCTCATCCACAATCCCACAAAGGTCATGAACATCATGATGATACAGAAGTTCATCATGTTCCACTCGAATATAGGCTTTTCGGGTGGGTGTATCCTTGCATACCGCTTCATATCAACCACTGGTGGAGGACCAGAAGACATCTATCCTTTACTATCCGCCACAATTAAAAATATGCGGATATACATCTCTAAATATGGAGGAAACTCTATACTCCCGTGACAAACACGGACACGTGGTTATTTGGACGGTCTCAACCCACTCGTGCACATCAGACACGTCTGGACCCTGGGTGATCAAGAGGGTCTGGGGAGTCGAGGGTGGAAAGATGCAAGAGACGAACATCATGGTTCCAGAGGGGAAAGTCAAGAGGACCGTTGAGCAGCAGGCGGAATTACAGGCTCGCTCATTCTGGAACAAAAGGAAGGACAAGGGTGACGTCGAGGATCGATCACAACTCGATAAACTGGTGGTGCTTCCGATGCTTGCACATTCATGGGAGAAACGAGGGGATGTATCCGCTGTGTATGACTGCCAGCCAAAGCTCGACGGTGTCAGGGCGATGTTCAATAACAATACAGGATTCATCACACGGATGGGAAAGTCCATAACCGCCGTTCCACATCTCACGAACCAAAACGTGTCCCACGACACCTGGCTAGACGGCGAACTCTACACACCCAACATGGACTTTGAGCACCTGAGCGGAGCCGTGCGCCGAGCAACACCCGGGGACGACGCGGAGCTGTTGGAGTTTCACGTGTTTGACTGCTACCTGGTCAGAAACCCCGATGCCACGTGGCGTGAACGCCTTAAATACCTGGAGACGCTGCCGATGGGCAACGGCTTCAAACTGGTTCCAACGCTCAAAAACGTCAAGGGGGACAAGGTGGATCGTCTGGTGGACGAGTACATCAAATACGGGTATGAAGGTGTGATCGCTCGAGATCCAAACGGTGTATATCACCTCAACGAGAGGTCGACAAGCCTCCTCAAGCACAAGCGCTTCCACGACCAGGAATATCTGGTCGTGGGAGCCATGGAGGGCAAGGGCAGGGACGTGGGAACCGTCGTGTGGGAGTGCACCACCCAAGATGGCGGTCGTTTCACCGTCCGCCCCGAGGGAACTCAGGAATACCGACGGGACATGTGGGTGAATTGGCGGGATCACATAGGCAAGAAACTCACAGTGCGATTCCAGGAACTTACTCGCGCTGGGATACCTAGGTTTCCAGTGGGAGTGGGTCTACGAGACTACGAGGCATAGAATTGAGAGCAACTGGGGGTGTGCGGGTCAACCTGTGCCCTCCACCCAAATACCCATCCCTCATCTCAATTTCAAGGGACTCACGAGTCGTGTTGACACACGCGTCGTCTCCGTGATGTGCGTACTCATTAAGCTTGTTGTAGACGTGATCCAAGTTTCCGAAACTCGAAAAATGCCACCCAGCAAATCGGTGATGGGGATACTTCCACCTGTTGTCCCGCAACTCCTGAGGACCGCCACGGGGCATCTGATCCCACCGACACATAACAGTGCCAAACCACGGCTCGAACGTCTGCATCCAGTCGAGCGAGTACTGGAATGCCATCATGTGGAATGCCGTGGGGTTCACAATCTGATTGTCCCTCCCGAGACACACCGCACCTCGGTTGGGGATCTCGTCGACATCAGATATCATCACCCAATCAGATGGTTCCGCGGAATCGGTCAACGCGCGCAAGATCCCCTGACGGTGGTGATTCTCACGCGCCCAAGAAGCGTCATCGCCTTCGGGGTTGTCATCAACCACGATGTGGCGAATCTTATCCGCCCACCGTGCATATCGTGCCTTGTTGTCTTGATAAAAGGAGGGCTTAGGAGTTCCCTTGTGGGTTACGGAAGACTCCACAATCACAAAGTGGTCGACCACGGTGTCCAAGTAATGCATACGACGTTCGAGAATATCTAACTCGTTGTAGAAGATGAAGCAGTCCCAGACTGCCATCGCTTGTAGTTGTATTCACCGTCCTCTCTAAGCCTATCTAAAACTGGTTTGCACGTATCTTTATGCCCTCCTCCTTGTCTCCATAAGGCATCCGACTCCATCCCAAAATTGTATTGACGAATCATCTGGATGTTCAGAGTTTCGTTGCACCACGACTTGCGTGCGATTCCAAGATATGCCATGGTGTTGCTGAGAAGTAGATCATCGTGGTATGTATACTTTGCACGCATCCACTCAAAGTATGCCCGACCCTTCCTGATCCAATCCATATCCAAAAAAACACCTCCATATCCCTCGGAGACGTCCACCTCCTCTCGATGATACCGAGGAACCGTCATTTCGGTGCCATAGAACTCGGGGATCCTGAACCCGCTGGTGCACCACACGCAGGGGTCTTCCTCCATGGCACCGTGGAGAGTCTTGAGCAGGTTGGTGGGGTAGCACGTGTCGTCATCTACCGCCATCAAGTACTTTGCACTCTGGTGGATGTCAAGCGGCGCGATATACACCGTGCCGGGGCCGTAGTCCTCGCACCGACTCACCCGGACGCCTGGGATGTCATACAGTTCGGGTGGAACATCAACCTTTGCGTCGGGCCATCGATTGTATTTATTGGGGATGTTCACCAACACCTCACTGGCACCTTGTGCGGTCAGATGCTTGACGATGGTCGGAAGATACTTGAACCTCGACGGTATGCTGGTTATGGACACGATGGTATCCATCTCTGTGAATATATAAGGTTTTGGCTCTATACATACTCAGAACATGGTGACTGTTACATTCGAACCTACTCCTGACTTCAATGCCAGCTCGCTGTGTAGCTATATAGCTACCAGGAATAATGTGGACGATCTGATATTCGATGGGTGGGATGCCACCAAACAAACGATCGACGATTATGGTATACCCGATGGAACGTATATCGTAAAGGGATGGGATGATGTCAGCGTTGAAGTCATGCGCAACAAGGAACCGTATCTCCCAGGAGACGGAGGGATCGTCTTCGGGGTGAGCCTCGTGATCAAGGCGAAAACTTTTGATGACGTCAATAAGTTAATCGAGGCGGCTCGTGAGTTCTGTAGGAGCGGTAGGGATGACGTGGACTTCGACAAGGGTGTCCCCCTGTGGGTGATGGAGCATGGGTGGATGTTGGACGGTATCGTTCCACACCGTCCCATGGAATCCGTAGTCCTGCCAGGAGACACGAAAGATAACATAGTCCGAGACTTGGAGAGATTTCTCAGCCCCGAGGTGGAGACGATGCACAAATCATTGAACATCCCACACACTCGCATCTACATGCTCCACGGACCCCCCGGAACCGGTAAGACCACCCTGATCCACGCACTCGCCAGCAAGTTCCGCAAGTCCGTCGCATCTGTAGAGTTCACACCTGACGTAGATGACCGATCCGTGAAACGGTGCTTCAAGAGTTGCCCCAAGTCTGCGTGGGTTGCCGTGGAGGACATCGATTGCCTGTTTGCAGAGCGCAAGACTCACGACTCTGCTCGCAACCAGGTCACATTCTCTGGTCTCCTCAACACACTGGATGGCATCGGGCGTCTCAAGGACGGCACCATCATATTCGTCACCACCAATCACTTGAAAAAGTTGGACGAGGCGCTCCGGCGCAGGGTGGATTACTTTGTGGAGTATGACTTCAACACAAAGGAGCAGACTCGTGATCAGTTCACACGTTTCTTCCCCAATCAACTTGATAAGTGGGATGACTTGTGGAAGGATATCCGTCGTCTCAAATTGACTCCTAACATTCTTCAAAAATTCTTCACTCGCCATCTGATGTGCGATGATATCACTCAATACTCGAAACACGTGAAGGAATACGTCACATCGGAGGAGGTTAAGGATTTCTACACATAGGTAGGTAGAAAGACATGTCGTATGTCGTCGCAGCCTCTGGGTTCCCCCACCCTGTTCGCTCTCGCAAACGTATTGCAGTGGATATCGATGAAGTGCTTGTTCCCTTCTGTAAGCCGATGTTTGAAAGGGCAGGACATAGACTCCCCCGTGGTAAGTGGGACTATCATTACGCCAGCGCTCTTGGGATATCCCAGAACGAGTCTACCCACATGGTCTACAACTTCTATGAATCCCAAGAGTTTGACAACCTCAAGCCCCTCCCAGGAGCCCAAGCGGGTGTATCGTTCCTCATGGGACTGGGTTATGACATATACATTGTGACGGGTCGCCAAGATAGGGTGCGCCAGCGAACCGAGGAGTGGATAGATCGCCACTTTCCGTATATGATCAGTGATGTTATTCTTACCAATTCGTTCACCCCGAATGAGGTCAACAAGGCGGATATCTGCAAGTCGCTAGCGATCAATGCAATGATCGATGACAGTTATCAAGTCTGTATGGATTGCGAAATGGCGCACATCAAGGGTATCAACTATGTCGGTGGAGACGAACCGTATCCGTGGTGCCACGAAAACCCCATGGCTGCTCACAGCTGGGACGAGGTCACTGGGATTGTTTCCACTCTGGCTTAGAGATTGTAGAGTATTGATATATATCAAATGTCTGTTGAATATTTCACGACACAAAATGGAGCATCTTTTCTAAAGTTCCACGTCGCCACCTGTTGCAACCCCCGGGTCAATGGAGAGCATGCACTTCTCCGGCGTATCTTGGCGGACTCGACTGGTGACGAGGTGGTGTTGGATGTGGGGGCAACCGAGTCAGAGTTTCCCCTGTTCAGCAACACTCATCAATTCCACATGTTTGACCCGATATTCAAAGAAAAGAGTGGGGTTGACTATAGTGGGTGTGTCATCAACAAGGAGTGTGCCGTTGACAGTGGTGAGTGGAGTCTCAATGAATACTGCACCCGCCACGGTGTGAAGGATATCCTTTTCATGAAGGTCGACACCGACGGGTGGGACCTCGACGTGATTCGTGGGGCGGGGCAAGATCTCGTGGATCGCACCGAACACATCCAGGTTGAGTATGACATGAACTGGTTGGTGAACCGAAAGGACTTCCGCCCCCTCTTTGACCTGTTGAAGCAGGGGCGAACCGCCTACAAGATATCATGGGACGGTCTGCGCAAAGTGGATGACTTTGTGGATAACCACCTATACACGAATTATCTATTTTCGAAGCGTGACGATCTGACCATCGAGACCAGGACGATGGACATTGAATTTTTGCACGATCTGTGGTGGGAGATGGATAACGATGCGATTGACAAGGCGGTTGCGAATATCACTGCACCGTTTTTTAGGATTGAACATTTGACTGACGAGAAAGTCTTTTCGATCATCGAGAATTATATAAACATATATACCCACAAGTTGGTCATTAATGCTGTGAAGTCTCTCGGCGAATTTTAGACTTGAATTCTTGAACCTTCTTGGGTTCAGTTTTCCAGTAGCCAGTGGGGTCTTTCTGATACTTCTCCCACCTCTCCTCCACCTCGGGATCCTTGTCCACCTGGACACCCTCGGGTGGAACCATTATGTACTCCTTATCGATATTGGCAAAGGATGGATCTTCCCTCTTTGCCAATTCGAACCCGACATCTTCTATGTTGCCCTGTGTATCCTGGCACCACACGTGCCAACACGTCGTCCCCTGAGTATTGATATACCCTTGAACAGCTGTGAGGTGTTTGTTCACTTCGGACCACATGATGGGCGCAGATATTCCACAATTTTGAACCTTGTTGAGGCGCATTTTTAATACAAAACGATTAAGATCCATTAGACCTAGATGTATGTGTATGGACCTTGCCCCTTAACCTCCACCTCTGTCTCAAACGGCTCGACGTTGACATCCAGCCTCTTGGCGGTGAATGTCCAGTGGAAGTCCGTGGGGCGGTCCGCAATCACCCGGAACGAGTTGGTTTCCCTGTTCCACTCAGACACCCCTAGGCTCTGGTTGTTTCCAATGGGGGTCACGTGGATAGTGGGTTCGCCCCCGCCAATAAGGTCTGGAACGTAGTCCGGGAGGCGGATGGGCTTGCCGCTGTTGCCCTTCCCGCGATAGTACACGCCACCCTCTGGCCCCTCCAGACACCCGTGGACCAGCATCCTCCCAGGGCGGTTGGGGTGCGGGATGACGAAGGTCTTGGCGGTGTCGTAGCGGATCTCGAAGGTCGTGGG